TTAACTGGACCATCCCCAGCAGACATTATATTACGTTTATGTTTTTTTGATAAATTACGTTTTTGTTTTTTTGATAAATTACGTTTTTGTTTTCTTGATAAATTACGTTTTTGTTTTTTTGATAAATTACGTTTTTGTTTGATTTTATATTTGCTTTTACGTTTGTTATTTATTAACCGCATTTATATATATAAAAGAATATATATAAAAGATTATATATTTATTAAAATAGACAACAAATAACTAACAATTATAAATATTATAATATTTATATTATATGAATAAAAAGAAATGTGAGAACTTAACATTGCAACAAATATCATCATACAACTATAACCAATATGGGCTGTGAGTCCAAATTCTTTTGTATAATTTTTAAAATAATCTATTAAATTATTATAACCATAAGGAATATTTCTTATTAATATATGAAACCAAGTTTCATTAAATAATTGAAAAAAAATGGCAAGCCCTATAAATTTTAAAATATTAAAACTAGAAAAAAAATATCTATAAAAAAATACAGTTTTTACTAAAAATATAAGTAAAACAAACACATCTATAATTAAAGCACTTAAGTTATATGTTTGGTACCATTTTTTTAAATGAAATGAATTAATTAATTTATTATATAAAATAACAACTAATAATAATTCTACTATCAAACAACTATTTAATAACGGTAAATATTCTGAAAAGTTATTAATATGTGTTATATCTTTAAATACAGCCATGCAATTATATATAAGTATAATAATTTATTATTGATAAAGTATAATTTAAAGATATAAAAATATAAAAATATATATAAAAAAATGCCAAATAAAAATAAAAATTTAAAAATGAATATGAACTTAAATACTCGGGTTAATCAAAATCAAAGTACAAATACAGGAAGTAATAGTATATGGAATATAAAAACAAGTATCTGGGAAATTAACAGTAATATAACAGAACTATCAAATGAACCAATAAAAGATCCCATAATTTTAATTACTCAATTTTATATTAGTAGTAATGCGTTTAGACAAAAAGAAATTGTTAATTGTTTAATTTTCAATTTAAATAACCCATTTATAAATGAAATTTATCTTATTTGTGAAGATACGTATAATTTAAAACAAATAGGAGTTGCTGATAATATCAATAATTCAAAAATTAAAATAGTAAATATAAATGAACGAATGAAGTATTCAGATGCTTTTAATACAGTATCCCAATTTAATTTAAAAGGATATATTATTATAGCCAATTCAGATATCTTTTTTGATAGTACAATTAAGAATTTATATGTTACCAATGCTTCATTAGAAAGAAAAGTATATTGTTTGCTTAGATTTGAATATACAAACAATGATCTAACAAAATGTAATCTATTTCAAAATGGAACAAATTGTAGTCAAGATACTTGGATATTTCATAGTAATTATACTATTTTACCAGAACACAATAAACTATTTAATTTTCAATTAGGCGTTCTAGGGTGTGATAATCATATTACCTATATATTTAGCATCCTTGGATTTAAATTATATAATGAGCCTTTTTTAATTAAAACATATCATAATCATGCCAGTAATTTTAGAACATATGATAATACAACTCGTATATACGGGCAGTATATTTTGATTAAGCCAATATTATATGAAAATAATAACCCAATAGTATATCCTAAGTTGCGTTATAATATACAAGAAGAAAATAATGAACTTCGTTTATATTTAGAAGAAAAAATTACAACTAATACTAATTTTATATTACCAAGAATATCAGGAATTGAAAATAATTTTGCATATTTAGGCGTATGTATTTCAACTCAGAAATTAACCAAAGAACAATATAGTTATATAAATAATGTAATAAAAGCAATGAAAAATAATGCAGGTATAAAACTAACCTCTATTAAAAGTATATTAAAATATTCAGAATTATATTTAGAGGCATTTAATTTATGTGATGCATATTTTGATTGGGATAAACGTGGGAATTATATAAATCATATTGCTGTATCTCATGAATTTATAACTATTAACTTTGAAAAAAAAAAGTTTTGGGCGCTTACACTAGATGTATTTAATAATATACATAACAATCCTTGGACGCAAGCGTTAAAAGGCAAACGATTATTAATAATTTCGCCTTTTATAGAAAGCATGAAAAGCAAACTAGATATTTTGCCTGAAATTTATGGGGTTGATCTTTTTCCAAATTGTAAGTTTATATTTATTAACCCTCCGCAAACACATGCAGCAATGCCATCTGATGAGTTTGATATTGAATTAGAGCAATTTATTAATAAAATTAAAAAAATTAAAAATAAATTTGACATTGCATTATGTTCTTGTGGTGGATATGCAAATTTAGTTTGTGCTGAAATATTTAAAATGGATAAATCTGCGATTTATGTAGGAGGTGTATTACAAATGTTTTTTGGTATTTATGGAAACCGATGGTTAACAGAAAAACCTGAAATATTAAGAATATATATGAATAAACATTGGTCTCGCCCATTAGAAAATGAAAAACCAACTGGTCATACCAATATTGAAAACGGATGTTATTGGTAAATATATTCAAGATTTTTTTTTAATTTACGAGAGAAATTACTAGAGTTTATTATGCCTTTTTTACGATTTATGCTATTATTACAACATTTGCTATTTTCTAAACTTTCTATAGTTTCACAATTTTTAACAGTTTTACAGAGTTTGCTGGGTTTGCTGAGTTTGCTGCGCTTACTGCGCTTGCTGCGCTTGCTGCGCTTGCTGCGCTTGCTGGGTTTAATACTTTGTTGGTAATAGTTAATTATGGATAATTTATCACGACTTTTCAGTTTGTTGTAAATTGTTGAAACTTTTGATGTCATAGACTCAATAGTAGTTTCTTCCAAATTATAAAAATTAATATAATTTGATAACTGTTTACCAAGAGCTTCAATCTCTTCATCTGTTTTTTTTTTAAATATTTTTTTAAAATGTTTTGAAAACTGTGGATGTTTCCAAGTATCAAGATTCCAATTATTATTAGAACATTCCCATACAAGCATATCATAATATTTAGCAAATAGACAATATTCTGAGTATGTTGTAAGTGCAACAATATTATCAACTATTTTAAAATTCTGAAACCAGAATGTATATACAAAATACAATAGTAAATATTCATAATATCCTATGTCTTTATTTTCTTTAATGGAAGATATTTCATTAATCTGGCCACGGCCGACAGGTAAACGAGAACCACCTTTTATGCGTTGCCGTTTACCATCTGGTTTTTCAAAATCTTCATCCTCTTCATCCTCTTCATCCTCTTCATCTTCTTCATCAAATGAATCTTCATCTTCAACAGATGAATCAGGAAAATCTGGAATTACATCATCCAAAAAGATAAAAGGCACCTTATTTGTAATATGTCGGTTAAAAAAAGTAATTGAATCATGCTGAAGTTCTTTTATTTTATTAAACATATACTTAGCACCTTTTACAGATTTTTTTAGTATTGTTATATATTGTTCGCATTTATACCTTTTAAGTTCATCTAGAAGTCTATAATATATAGGAGTAATGTCAGTGGAATTAACTTGTGTGAAATCTTTAGTTTCAAGGTAGTCGTTTTGACTTTTTACAAAGGCTTCTAGATCAATATTTAATTGCTCTATTTTTTGCAATAAACTTTCCAACTTTTGTTTTATTATATTGCTTATATCTAGTTGTTCTTTTAATGTTAATACTCGGGTTTTAACATAATCGTCTGTTAGAGAGCCGGACACAATACGTCCATTTATTAATTCTATACCTGAACATATATAATCATCTTTTTTTAAATTGTGTGTAACATACTTAGGAATTTTGATGTGAATATTAAATAAACTAAAATTAATTAATCCAGCTTTTTTTTGTCTTATATCAACTTGTAAAATTTTTTCAATTGCAGTAGAATTATTAAGATTATGTTGTTCTATTCTTTTTGATTCCATCAAAAGTAAATTTTTTAAATGTTTTTTATAGTCTGGTGTGCCTATAATAAAATATTTAACTGTACAACGACCCCGCTGTACTCCTGTTCTTGAACCGCTATATTCACAAGGCAGTCTCATTACTTTACAAAAAAAATATACTACACTATCTGTAGTAAGCATTAAATAATTATTAATTTGCCCAACATAATTACCAGTTAAAAATAAATTTAGTATAATTAAGGCAAAATAAAGCCATACTTGGGCAACATCTCCTAATTCTTTTAGTAATAAGTATTTAAATATATCTGCTGCTGCTGCTGTTGTATTTTTTAATTTATTTAGTGCTGTATTTTTTCTTTTATTTCCTAACAAACTAAAATAGGCAAGTCCTTTTGAATTTACTGTAGGCGCAAAAGTATTTTTCTTTAAATCAATCTTTACTTTTAGTGGAGTAGTATTAATATACTGGGAAGCACTAATAGTCACCTCTTGCAATGAGCCGTCAGCGGTTTCTGAAACATCAGCTGTACTCCATTCTAAATTATGTGGAAATCCAAGCTTAGTTGTGAATGATTTGTCAAATATAATTGTGTTTTTACTATTGGGAAAATAGTTGTTTCCAGGAATTTTGCTTGCTGGATCTAAATGAGCTGCTGGAGTATCCCATATATTGAGTTGTTGAATAGGAGTCGTACATATTTTTTCAGGTCCCATTCCACTTTCATAAAGTATATTTGTGGCTGATGATCTAAATTGAATAGGAGGCCCGCGGTCTGTGCTTGTTTTAATTACATCAAAATACACTTCTTCATCACCCATAAAAGCACTATCATTTTCAATATCATGTAATCCTTTTTTATAGTTATTGCCAAACGACTTTGTATCAGAAAAAAAAGTTTCTGTAAGATGATCTTCTATATTTGAAACTGGTGGGTCTTCACCAGCATCTTTCATCACATCATGTATTGTCCGCTTCTTTGCTTTTAATAGATTTAATACTGCTTCAATATTTAAACCCAAGTCTCGTTCCTGTGGTAAGGCTGCGCCATTATTAATTAATAGTTTAAATGATGGTTCTTTATATATAAATCTATAAATAGACATTATAATATATATAATATATATATATTATATATATATATAATATATATAAAATATATATATAAAATATATAAAATTAATTATTTTTTGATTTATTTTTTGATTTATTTTTTGATTTATTTTTTGATTTATTTTTATTTTTATTTTTTAAAAATAAAAAATTGATTTCAAAAATAAATTAAAAGTTAGAATATAATTACAATGGCGGACATGACAGCACAGCAGATGATGATTGATACTTCTGATTTTAACGTTGAGAAAGACTTTATGTATACTAAGCCAAAGATTAATGCTTCAGGTGGAAAAAGCATTGGTATTCTTAATTCTAAATCTAAGAAAAGTCTAATGTTACAAACTCCGCTAATGTTAACTTGGGGAATTAATGAATATGTTGATGAAGCAAGTGGAAAGCGAACTTATGATATGACACTGCAATTTCCAAATGATGATTTCAAAAATGAAAACTCTGAAAAAACAGACAAGTTTTTAGAAGCAATGAAAGCAATGGAAAAAAAACTAAAAAATGATGCGATGGCAAATAGTAAAGATTGGTTAAACAAACCAAAAATGAGCGCTGATGTATGTGATGCTCTATGGACTCCTATGCTAAGGTATCCAAAATATCCTGAAGGACATGCTTCAAGTGGTGAGTCTGATTATACACGGCAACCAAACTTACGCATTAAAGTGCCAATGTGGGAAGGCGAGTGGAAAATTGAGCTTTATGATATGAAAGGAAATCCACTGTTTCCAAATGCGCAAGGCCTTCTTCCTACTGAAATTGTAACAAAAAGTATTAATGTTAAAACCATTATTCAGTGTGGCGGACTATGGTTTGCAAATGGAAAGTTTGGAGTAACTTGGAGATTATTCCAAGCACAAGTTCAACCAAAAGTATCACTAAAAGGCAAATGTTTATTTGCACCACCATCTGAAGCTGAAAAAGCAATGCTTAAAGCAAGTGCTGAAACAGATGATGATGTAGAAATTGAAACTACAAAAGTTCCTGTTGTATATGCCGAAGATTCAGATGATGAAGAAGTAGTTCAAACGCAACCAGTTGTTATTACAAAAAAAGTAGAATCTGTAGAAACTACGGAAACTCCAGTAAAACCAGAAGTTGTAGAAAAAACAGAAGTTGAAGCAGATCCAGAACCAGTTGCAGTTGCCGATGCTGACACTAGTGTTAAGAAAAAAGTAGTGCGTAAGAAACCAACTGCATAAATTAGTTTAATCACTTAAAATATCATTAAATACAATATTAAAATAAATATCAGCTTTTAAAGTAATATTATAAATTTTTTTCATATTTATTAATGGTATTCCTTGTTTTTTTATAATATATGTTTGTTGTTTGACAATTTTTAATTCATTTACCGGTATTATATACAGTTTTTCACCAATACTAACATCTATATTTTTAATGTTTATAATATCAAAAATATTAATACTAATAGTAATATATAAATTATTGAATTCATCAATTGTTATATAGTCAGGTAAATTAGGCTCACATTTAAATACTATAGTACATTGTGATAAATCATATACTAATTCATGATGCCAATAAGGTATATATAAATCATTGTTTTTATCTGTATATTTATATAAATCAGCATTTAATAAATTATTTAAAGAAGGTTTTAATATTATTTTTATTTCTTCATTATTATTGTTATTGTTTAAATCAAATATTTCTTTGATTATATTAATTTTATCTAAAATATCAGGATTAATATTTAATATTTTTGAATATTTTGTAACAATGGTATGTAATTCAACAATACTATGTTTAGGCAATGAGTTTAAAAATGTAAAAGTTACTTCATTATTATATATTTTTTTATTAATAATATTATCTAAAATAATTTTAACAAAATCATTATAATTAGGTTTTTCTTGTGTTGTGCTATGAGTTTCACTCACATTATTATTTAAATTATTTAAATAATCATAAGCAGACTGAATATTTTGAAATTTAGTTGTTGCGTCTTTTTCAAAGTTTTTATCTGGATGATATTTTAAAGCTAATGAGTAATAATTATGTTTTAATTCTTGAGAATTAAAATTACTAGATAATTCAAGAATGGCGCAAGCTTCATTAAAATTCATTTAATACACATATTATATATAGTATATACCTTTCTAAATGATAAATTGGTCTATAATTATTATTATATAATTTTAAAAAATCAACTAGTTTTATTAAAACTTTATTTAATTTTTCAGTTGGCAATAATTGTTTTTCTATTAATTGATAAATAATGTGATTTATACATAAATAAATATTTATATCATAAATACATATATCATATAAAGTTTCTCTCAACTCTAAAAAATTTAATTCTGTATAATTAATTATACAATTTAATATTAAATTACTTAAATAATGATGGGATGTTTGCATAATATTATTATATGGAGATTCATTCATTGTTAATATAGGTTTTATATCTTTTATATCTTTTATATCTTTTATATTAGTAATTTTATTAATATTAAAATCATTATCAAGATTAATCTTAAATGTAGTATTATAAATATTTTTAGATGGTCTTTTAAGTGTTATTTTTTCACAACAATTAATAATATTGTCTGGTAAAAAACTAATATCTGTAGTAATAAGAATAAAACGTATTACAATAGTACTATTAAAATTTGTTTGCATATAACTATAAAAAATATCTAATAATTCAGAATGAATTGAATTAAAATTAGTACATAATAAAATTCCGATTTTATTTTGTTTTGCAGAAATAATATCAACTATTTGTAAATATATATCATTCCATAATTGTTTAGAATTACATCCGATTAAAGACATATCAACTTCATAATGTATATCGCTTAATTTAAAAAAAAAATTGTTTTTATTATTTTTATTATTATTATTAATATTATTAGTAATATTAATTTTTTTTTCATATTTTAACTCACTAAGGCTAAACTCTTTTATTATATTAAGAGCATAACTATATTTACCAATTCCTGGCGCGCCATAAATAATTAAATTGTTTAAATTGTTTAAATTATTTAAATTGTTTTTTTTTGACTCGCTTATTATTACTTCATTATGTAATTTTTTTTTTTTAAGATAATCAATAAAATGAGTTTCTGTTAATTTCATTTAATAACATATATGAGATTTTTTTAAATACTTAAAAACATTTTAATAAAATAAATTATAATAATTTAATTATACATGAATATTATAATTGATTTTAATAAGTTTAATATAAACAACATTTTTTTTTATGATCCAATAAAAAATAATATTATTGATGACAGTAATTTTGTTAGACTAATATATTCAGATAATAATTTAATACTAAATGGTTTATACTTACAAATAAATTTGGATAAAACTCAAGAAATACATAGTATTCTTGAAACAATTGAAAACGCAATATTAAATAAATATAATGTAAGTATTGAAAAAGTCAATAGAATAAAACTTCAATTAATATACATTATAAAATACATTAAAAATAATAAATTAATTTTGAAAATCTCAGGGATTTGGGAAAATAATAATAAAATAGGCCTTACCTATAAATTTATATACTAACCATCAGTAGAAAAAAAGTGTAATAATATATGTATAATTCCTAAAATAATAAAATTTAATAAACAAATTATATATACAAGATAATTAAAGGGTTTATATTTAAAATTATTGTTTGCGGCATTTACTAATAAAATTAATTGAACTATAAGTAAGAATGTAAAAGTTCTTTTCCATTCAAAATAATCACTAACTACACGTTTCTCAATTAGTCTTGTTTGATATAAAAGTAATTGTGAAGCAGCAAAGATTAAAAGTAATCCAGTAAAAGCTGCTGGAAGTGGGCGTAAAAAAGTATCCATACTTGATAATTGTCTTGTAGTTCTAAATGAATCTAAACTATAAGTTGTTTTTAAACTATAATATCCCCACACCATAAGCATTAAAAACGCAGATATATAATAGCAAGCAGCGGTTGTTTGCAGCCATGCTTTATTTGATACAGTGTCATTTTGTTTATATTGTGCATTATTAGCAATAATAGATAAACATATACATAAAAATATCATAATAAAAGCTGTGTGAACTAGCATATAAATAATGTCTTTATTATATATTAAAGTAAATATTATAAAATTATACAATTATACAATTATACAATTTTACAATTTTACAATTATTTTTGAATAAAGTTTATTATATTGATTGAAGGACATGTTAAATAATCTTCTTTAAACTTATTTAATTTAATAAATTTTGGTTTTGACATTTTAGAGGTCTTATAAAATATATAATCTCCATAACTTCCTTTTCCTTTTCTAATTGATATTTCTTTAGATATTTCTCTCAATATATTTTCATTTGAGGATTTATTATTTTCAATAATTTTAATTACATCTTCTAAAACAATCTTTGATTCTTCAGTATTTATATTATTTAAGGATTTTTTATTTTTATCCCAACAAACATACAAGCCAAATTTGCCTTTTTTTAATATAACATCAGTGCCATTATATTTCCCCAAGATTTTATTAAGTACTACATTTTTTTCAATTATATCTTCTAGTTTATATTCTTGATTTTTTAATTTTGTTAAATCTATACTCTGTTTAACTGATAGAAATGTTGGTGGGTCGCTTATTAAACATTTAATAACTGGTCCATATTTTCCAATCATATAGACATGATTATTGTCTATTATAATATCTTCACTTTTTATTAATGTCTTGGCTTGTTTTGGAGTATTTAGATTGTTTAAGTTGTTTAAGTTGTTTAAATTATTAATTTCGCGTAAACAGTCTAGACACAATTCCCAATAATTTTTATTACCATGAGCAATAATATCTAAATTAGATTCCATATTTTTAGTGTATTCATAATCAAATAGCGTGGGATATAACCTTATTAATAATTCAATCACTAAAATCCCGGTAGGTTGAATGACTAATTTATTTTTTTCATTTCCAAATTGCCGATCTTCTTTTACTACAGAAATAGTATTAGTTTCAAGATAGTAATCTTGGCAACTTATTAATTGTCCTGTTATATTTTCTAATTTAACATACCCTCTATTTTGTATTTTTTCAATTAGTGACGAAAAGGTTGATGGTCGCCCAATTCCTTTTTCTTCTAATAAGTTAATAAGACATGCTTCCCCATAATGTGACTTAATTGCTTTTAATGTTAATTTAGAAACAATTTTTTTATATGGTAATATTTTATTTGTAATCTTAGGCAAATACTCATATGCCATTGTTTTTGTTGCATCAATCGCCGAATTTTTATTATTGTTATAAGCAATTATTTTCCATCCTAAGAATACAACCGATTCGCAGCAATAACTATATTCATACTTTTGCGGAGCATTTATTTTTACTAATAATGTTTTAAATAACGCATTTGACATGCAGCTTTCAATTGTATTTTTCCATATTAAATTATACATTAGTTTTTCTTGTTTAGTTATATCAATACTTGCTGGCATAAGAGAGATATTTGTAGGCCGTATTGCTTCATGTGGTTGTGTGGTTGTATTATTACTTGGGTCTTCAAGTTTAAATGAAGTAATACTTGAATTAACATAATTATTACCATAACTATTCGTTATAAATTCGGTTGCTGATTTAATAAAATCATTACTATATTTTTTTGTCTCTGTTCGCATGTAAGTAATATATCCAGATTCATATAATTTTTGACATAGGAACATTGTAACTTTTGGAGAATAATGAAGTTCATTACTTGCTGCTTGTTGTAAACTGCTTGTATTAAAAGGCAGCGGAGGATGTCTAATAGAGTCTTTAGGTTTTTCTATTACTAAATTATGTGTATGCGTTTTAGAATCTTCTAAAAAGGCAATTAATTGTTTTTCATCTTCAAAATTATGATTTAATGTAAAGGGAATATTTTTATCGCTAAAATAACCTGTTGTATTATAACTTTTTACACTTTTAGAATTATTTATTTCATTTTGACGGTCATAAACAAGACGCAATGCAATAGTTTGACATCTACCAGCTGATAATTTTTTAGTTCTAGATATTTTTTCCCATAAAACTGGTGTTATTTTATAACCCACTAATATATCTAAAATTTGCCTACCAAATTGAGAGTTCACTATATTCATATTCAAAATTGTAGGATTATTTATTGCCTGTAAAATTGCCGGTTTTGTTATTTCATGAAATATTATTCGTTTAGTTGTGGTTATTGGCAAATTAAACAAATTACATATATGCCAACTAATTGCTTCGCCTTCTCGGTCATCATCTGTTGCCAATATTACTTCTTTTGCATTAATTATTTTTGAACGAATATAATCTATTTGTTTGCTTTTACTTTGAATAGGACTAAAACGCGGTTTACAATTATTATTTATATCAATATCTTTAAGTGATTTTAGTTCCTGTAAATGTCCAAAACTGGCAACGCATTTATATTCAGACCCAAGGTAACTTTCTATTTTTTCACATTTTGCAGGAGATTCAACAATTACAAGCTTATAAGACATCTATAAAAATGATCTATAAAATATATAATAATATATAAATATAAATATATTTCAATTTATATTTATATATGAATTTACTGCATTTATTAGTTGGAATTATGAGTTTTATTCCAAAATATGGAACTTATAAACATTTTATTACTATACCTTTTATTGGAAAAGAATATATTGAAGCGGAAATTGTAAATCATAAAATTTTATTAAAATTAAGTGGGTTAGTTAATTTAGATGGTTATGCAAATTATTTCATTATAAATAATGAAATAAATATAGAGTTTAGTAAAAATATTAAAGACTTTTTAAATAGTAAACTGACAAAATTTAAATTACTAAATTATGATAAAAAAAAAGACGAAGTATTTATTCAACTTATTATTGGTAAATTATATAAAATAAATGTGACACTACATAATATACACCATACATAAGAAAACCAATAATTTATTCATAAATTATGCATTATTTCCGCCTCTGTGTGCAATATATTTTATTTCTTCACTTGATAATGATTTATCAGGTATATAAAAATGGTTTTCAGTACTATATTTATTATATTTATTATATAAATTAGTTAATTCATTTTTTGTATTAAAAGGATCATTATTATTAGTTTCCGTATTTTTATTTATAGTTAAACTACAACATCCATAAAATATATGAAACCCTAATAAAAATAGAATTATTGTAAAAAAAAATAATGTACGTTGTGATATATAAAAATTTATCATATTAATATATTGATATTTTAATATATTAAAATATTAAAATTAATATATTAAAATTATTTATTTTAAATGTTGAACTATCATAATTGAAATAACTAATATAGTAGTACAAAGTGCAATTAATGCTAATATAACAAATATTAAAGGCAGAGTAAAGGGAAATCCAAAAAAAGCATAACCAAGACTTACTATAAGAATACCTAATAAAATACCAAATATAATAGGTAAGGCTAAAAATATTTTTTTTATTATTAAATAATTTGTAATTGCAACATATTCTCCGGTTTGAAAAACGCCTTGCATTTTTAAAAGGGTATCTTTCATTATTAATGAGTTTTCTACATAAGGAGTTATAACACCCGCCGCTTTAGTGATTACTTTATCTGAAATATTTGTAACTTTATCAGCAAAATTATTAATGTCTGGACCTACTTCAACTTGTGTATTATATAATTTATTAATATTCTTGGTGGCTAAGTTTTTAGAATAGTAAAGCGGTGCTAAGGCATCATCGGCAATACTATATAAAACATCATGAATACACTGTCCAAAATTGGCACTAATAATTTCATAATTTGTTTTATTCTTATCTGGTTTAACTAAATGAGCAAAAGGCATGTATAATGGATGACATCGTTTATTACCCCAATCAGCTTGTAGTTTTGGTATTTGATTTTTTATATGATAATATATAATTAAAAGTGAAAAAATAAATACAATTGCAATGCCTATAACAAAGTCACTTCCATATAAATCACTATAGGATGATGGTTTATTTTTATATTTTGCGTCAAATATTCTTGTAATATCATTTTTAGATGCTGCAATCATATATATTAGATACTTAAAATAATATTATAACAATATTGTTATAATATTGTTATAATATTGTTATAATATTGTTATAATATTGTTATAATATTGTTATATTAAGAAATTGATTGTTGTTTATCTTCCCAATCATGATAAATATAATTACCAATTGGTATTGTATGTTCCGAGGTTATTAAACAAATTAACAACTTAGTATTTATATTTGAAAGCTTCGCTTGCTTATGGTCTTTTACATGAATAAACTTTTCTGTTATTGTATTATAAATAAGATGACTTCCAGAAACAAGAACATCATGTATTTTATTATCATAAAATTCGCCTGGAAATTTATATAATTTTTCTATATAATTATTATTACTATCTAAATTATGTAATTTCATAGTACCATAAACAATTTGTCCATTTTTAAGAATATCACCAACTTCAATATTAGAGATTGATTTACAGCTTCCATCTTCTAATTTAACTAAAGTATTTGGATGAAAGCACATAGAAGCGAGACCTCTAATGGCTTGTCCAGGCATGCCATTCCAAGCGGATTCACCCGTCATTTTACCAGTTTCAAGTAAATATCTAAAAATAAATGCAGTTGCGATTGTTTTAGAAAATAAATCTTTTAAAGAAATACTAATTTCTTGAATACCAACTACTAAAAATAAAAATATAGACATAATTAGTTGTATTATTTCTGTTACCATTGTTCTAATATTATTTAAAAAGGCACGTAAAGATTTTAAAGAGTTTAATAAACCACCAATATTTTTAGTTAATATATTATCTGATAAATATAATGGTGCCAATAAATCTGGAATAAACTGGCCCAACAAATCTTTAACACAAAAAGCAAAATTAGTAACTGGATTTTCACCAATTATTCCTACAAAAGGCATAAAAACTGGCACACATCTATATTTTACAAAATCTTTTTTAAGTTCTTCCAAACTTATTAATAAAAGATTAATAAAAATTAATGTAAAAAAAATAAAGAATATAGCAAAAGATAATACTATATCATTCCTTCCACTCATAATAAATTATATAGTTATTTTTATTTATTTATTTAATCAATTCTAATAAAATTGATATAATAATAATATATAAATATATTTATATATTAAATTGTATAGTTAAGAAGAATGGAAGAAACTCTAGAACTTACAGCTGTTACCACAGATAATGAAACTATAGATTATAATGATCCAGACATTAAAAATACAAGTGACGGATTAATATTTAATCCTTTTAATCCAATAAATCATGAGATTACATTGAATGATGTTCAATTTATTCTCAAAAGTTATGGTGTTAATTATAATATTGATAATTTACAATTATATCAGCGGGCATTTATTCATAATTCCTATGTTAAAAGACCTGCGTTAGAAAATGCAACACTAGATATAAAAGTAGTTGAAAAACCATTTAATTGTTTGCCATTAAAAACAAAATCAAATGAGCGTTTAGAGTTTTTAGGAGATGGTGTTTTAGAATTAGTGACTAAATATTATTTATATAAAAGATTTCCAAAAGCAGATGAAGGATTTATGACAGAAAAAAAAATTGCCTTAGTTAAAAATGAACATATAGGCAAATTGGCTTATGAATTAAAATTACATAAATGGTTTATATTATCAAAACATGCTGAAGAAAAAAATATTAGAACTAATTTTAAAAGATTAGGGTGTTTATTTGAAGCATTTATTGGAGCTTTATTTTTAGATGTTAATAAAATTTCAATTAAAGATGAAGACAAGTGGTTTAGTAATACATTTTCAACCGGTCCAGGATTTCAAATGGCACAAGTTTTTATAGAACACATTTTTGAGAAACATGTAGATTGGGTAACACTAATAAAAACAGATGATAACTATAAGAATCAGTTTCAAGTATTAGTTCAAAAAGAATTTAAAATTACACCGGATTATATTGAAATTAATCATTCATTGGAATATGGATATGAAATGGGTGTTTATATTTGTTTAGGACAAGAAAAATATGAAACAACACTAAATAAAGCAGTTGATTTTAAAGATATAAAATCGTTTAAAAATATTCATACAATGTTGGAAGAGTCTAAAAATAAACTATTAATATTTATGGGAAAAGGTATTCATAAAATTAAAAAAAAAGCGGAACAAATTGCTTGCGAAGAAGCATTAAAACTAATAGAATAACTTTGTAGTCTGTAAGTCTGTATTTTTTTTAACTAAGTTAAATTTGTAAGTTTAATATTAATATTTTATTATTAATATTAAATGTTTTTATATATTAAATGTCTGACTTATTTAAGGAAAAAAAAGAACCTGTGAAAAAAAAAACAATAATTATTAAATATCCACAATTAGCAAATCCAGTAAAAATTGCCATTGATATAGTAGACAAGACAGATACTATAATAAATAGAAGTGAAATTTTAAAAAAATTAGGTATAAAAGAAATAATAAAACCACCTGAACAACCAACAGAACTAACAGAACCAACAGAACTAACAGAACTAACAGAACCAGTTGCACAACCTCCGCCTATGGTAACTTTAAAAAAAAAACCATTAGAACTTAAAACTGTAAAAAAACCAAAAACAGAAAAACAACAAGAGATTATTCCTAATCCTGATTTAGATATAATAGAACCTGGAAAAATGAAAATCATAAATACTTATGAAGAGGCTTTAGAAATAGGAAAAAAATATATATCAAAAGCAACAACAAGTAAAATATTTGATTTTAATAAATCAAATATAAACAGCTTAGATATTCCACCGCAAATTACCAATCCTATATGGCAAATGACACAACAAGCATTAACTAACACTCTAGACTATTTATTCAAAAAATTACATCATTCGTTTTATATGTTGTGTATTATGGATAATAATTATGTGCTTTATAAAGTTGAAATGACAACTCCAGCACCAACATTTATAAATGCGATTAAGACGATACATTTGCCGTCATTGGAGGGAAATACATTAATAACAGATGCTCAAAAAAAATATATTAAAAGAGAGTTAAAAAAGCCGGCGAGAATACTGCAATGTATATTTAAAGAACAATATAAACCAATTACTGAAGAAACACGTTATGTTGAAGAAAACTTGTATGTTAATATAGTTAAAAATATGAAGTTGCCGAATGGAGTGTTTATTTTAAATTTAACAGATGCCATAATATTAAAAGCAAATGGACGCGAACCATTTCCAATGGTTACTGGAGATTTACCATTAAATGAATATAACTTTACAGAACACATTCCAATATTATCAATGTCTGGTGAAAATAATTATTTAGATATTCCAATTCCAAATTATGATGATATTGATTTTTCAAAAAAAAAAACTTATGAACTATTTAATACTAATTGGAAAGAAAAAAAAACCAAAGCAGTTTTTAGAGGAGGTCCTTCTGGTTGTGGATATACTGCCGAAACAAATCAACGATTAAAATTATTAACATTTAATAATGAATTATTAGATATTGGGTTAACAAGTCAAAACAAAACAATAGATAGTAAATCAATTAAATTTGATCCAATTAATGGAATTGGTATGTTAAATACAAATATTAAATCTGCCAAATTTGTAACTATGCAAGAGCAAAGTAATTATAAATATATTATTCATATAGATGGCAATGTTAATGCTTACCGATTATTAACAACAATGAGAACAGGTTCTTTAATTTTAAGAGTTAAAAGCGAATACACTTCTTGGGTAGACCATTTAATAAAACCAAACGTGCATTATATACTTATAAATGCGGATTTATCTAATTTAGAAGAGAGACTTCAATGGTGTATAGATAATGATAGAAAATGTGAAGCAGTTGCAAAAAAAAGTCTTGAGTTTTCTACAACTATATTAGATGAAACAATTATTAAAAAATATTTTCAAAAAATATTATGGAGTTTATCAAAATATGATAGCAATGTTTCAACAAAAATTATACAACCCAAGGCTCCAGCGCCGGTTGCAAGCCCAGAACAAACACAAGAACAAACGCAAGAACAAATTCAAATAGAATTAATTACGCAAAAAGCAAATGTAGATGAATTAACAGCGCGACTTCCTAACACTAAAGCAATTAATATTAAAAGCTCGCAATATTATTTAAATAATCGCGAATATTTTATTAATTTTATAAATCGTTTATTAGAACCATATAAAAGAAAAATACAAGCAAATGTAGATGAATATAAATGCGATAAAAGTGGCGATGATTCATTTAGTTTATTAACTCATCAAATGATAGTAAGAGATTATATTAATTTAATCACTCCATATAGAGGACTTTTATTATATCATGGCTTAGGTTCAGGTAAAACTTGTTCTTCTATTGCAATTGTAGAAGGGATTAAAACAGAAAAACAAGTTATGATTATGTTACCTAAATCATTAGAAGAAAATTATAAACAAGAACTTAAAAAATGCGGAGATATATTATATAGAAACAATCAATATTGGGAATTTATTAGTATAAAAACAAATCCAAAATTAAAAGATGCTTTGGCAAGTGTATTGTCTTTGTCTCCTAAAATAATAGAAAAAAATGGCGGTGCTTGGTTTATTGATAAGAATAAAACATCAAACTATAGTACATTAACTAGTAGCGAACAAAAAGTTTTAAATGACCAAATAGATGGAATGTTGAACAACAAATATGTATTTGTTAGATATAACGGATTAAGAGAGAAAAAGTTTGATGAAATGGTTGCAGCTGCTCAAGGCAATCCTTTTTCTAATAAAGTAATAGTAATTGATGAAGCTCATAATTTTGTAAGTAGAATTGTAAATCAAATAAAGCGACCTAACTCATTGGCAATGAAAATATATAATTATTTGCAAAGTGCTGAAAATACTAAAATTATATTATTAACTGGAACTCCTATTATTAACTATCCACATGAGGTTGCAATTATGATGAATATATTGCGTGGAAATATTAATACTTGGCAACTTAAACTAATTAATGAAGGCAAATTTAAATTAACAGAAAGCTCATTGGTAAAATTATTTGCCTCCAAATTAAATTCAAATATAGATTATTTACGGTTTAAAGCCACTCCAGAACCAATTTTAACAATTACTAGAAATCCATATGGATTTTTCTCAGTAATTGATAAAAATAAAAATTATTCTGGAGTTGAATTAAATGAAAGTGGAAATATTAGTGATTCCGATTTTATAGACATTGTTAGACAAATTTTACTAGAAGAAAATATTAAAACAGAAGAATCTTTAATTAGCTTTAAAGCAAATAAATGTTTACCGGATAATAAAGACGAGTTTAATAAATATTTCTTAGAAACTAGTAAAATAGGCGATCCTATTAATCTTAAAAATATGGACTTGTTTAAACGACGAATTTTAGGTTTAGTTTCTTATTTTCCTGATATAGATGCTTTGCTTCCAAAATTTAATAAAAATAATGATTTTCATATTATCTTAGTTCCTATGAGTAAATTCCAATTTGATGAATATGAGAAAGCACGCGCCGAAGAGCGTAAATTAGAACTAAATAATTCCAAAAAAAACGCATTAAAGGGTGCCGGTGATTTGTTTGAATCTTCTTCTACATATCGCATTTTCTCTCGTGCCTTTTGTAATTTTGTATTTCCAGCACCAGAGATTGTTAGACCTTTGCCTCGGGATGGCAAATCTATTAGTGATGTTATTAATGATGAAGCAAATGAAGATTTAGTAGATGCTGTATTAGTTCCAAATGATATAGAACAAGAAGGCCAAGAAGGCCAAGAAGGCCAAGAAGGCCAAGAAAGCCAACGTATTAAAAGCGAAATATCTAGTTATGCTTCAAGAATTATAAAAGCATTAGATACATTAGACAAGCGACGTGATGAGTTCTTAACCCCCGAAAAATTAAATATTTATAGTCCAAAATTTTTAAATATACTAACTCGGTTATTAGATGATACATATGAAGGAACTCATTTAATTTATAGTCAATTTAGAACATTAGAAGGGATTGGTATTTTATCGTTAGTATTAAAAGCAAATGGATTTGCACAGTTTAAAATTGTTAAATTACAAGGCGAATGGAGATTAAATATAAAAGAAGAAGATATTGCCAAGCCCAAATATATTCTATATACTGGTACAGAACAACCAGAAGAAAAAGAAATTTTAAGAAATATTTTTAATAGTAATTGGGATGCCTTAGACGCAACAAATACAACAACATTAAAAGAAGAGATACTTCAATTAAATGGCAGAGAGATTGGAGATAAAAATATTTATGGAGCAGTAATAAAAATTATTATGATAACCGCATCCGGTGCAGAAGGCATTTCATTAAGTAATGTACGTTACGTTCATATTACTGAACCATATTGGCATCCTGTTAGAAACGACCAAGTTATTGGACGCGCTCGTAGAATTTGTAGTCATAAAAGCTTACCTCAAGAAAAACAAACTGTAGAAGTATTTTTATATTTAATGGATCTTACAAAAGAGTTAGTAGACAATGCATCTAAAGAATTAAAAAAACAAGATAAAAGCAAACTAGATAAAAGCATATATATGCTTTATAAAACAACAGAAGATCCATATTTAACAAGCGATCAATCGCTTTATGAAATCTCAAAACAAAAAGAAAATATAACTCAAGAAATTTTAAAAAATATGAAAGAATCTTCTATTGATTGTAATCTACATAATGCGGTTGGCTCAAGTTCAGAATTAAGATGTTTAAGTTTTGGCTCTACAAATACTAATAAATATATATATACTCCAGCAATAGAAACCGATGAGAAAGATGATGCCAAAAAATTAAATAAACAAGCCAAAAAAATACAAATAAAACCAATTTTAATAACAAATAAAGATGGTACTAAACTAGAATGTGGTTATAATATATTGGATTTAATACAAATAAATGAAAATGCCAATAAAGTAGTTGAAACTACTCTTTATACCTTAGATTCTATAAAATTAAATAATCCAGTTATAATAGGAACTATTTCTTTTAAAAATACTGCTCCAGCAGATGAACCTCCAATTTATGAAAAATATCAAGTAACTATCAAGTAACTATTAAGTAACTATTTTTCTTTATTAAGCATTTCAAGAATTAAATCTTGTTTATTAATAGATATTTTTAAGTCTGATGCTATACTTTGTAAAAGTGTATAAAGATTTTCATTTGTTGAATCTTTCTCTTGAATTGTTTCTAGGATTGAAGAAAATGCAACTTTTTTATCGTTTGATTTATTTAATATTGAAGTTGGGTTATCATAAGACCGAGCAGCCATTATTTCATTTAATTTTGTATTTAATTCACTAGGATTAAATGGTTTATCTATTTGATCATTGAAACTAATATCTTTTGGTTTATTATGATTTACAAGTTTTATATAATCAGTTTCTCCTTTTTGAGAATCTATTTTAATATCAACATTTTGTAACCGAGTATGTTGATTTTCATATTTTAAATGATTTAATAGTTCAAACATTTTACTCATTAGTAATTTATTTTTTTCAATTAAACTCATTCCCGCGTTTTTTGAAATTTCACTAATAATTGCTTCATAAGTTAAGTTTATTTGTTGAAATTTGCTATTTGAAATATTATTGAAAGCATTTGCTTCCATTAAAAGTTGCCATATAAACGCTTTATTCTCATTTGATATAAAGTTATTATTCATTCTATATATATAGTTTAAATAGGATAGTATTTATATTTTATAAAATATAAAATATAAAATATAAAATATAAAATATAATTAATTAAAAAGTATTTTTCTTAAACATTCTACTTTAGAATCAGGAATAATTTTTTTAAAGTCTGGATAAGTATCTTTCTTTAATAGAGAAATTAATATATATAAGACATACATACCACATTCGGTATTTGATTTTTGATGTTCTACTTCATTAATTATTATTTTAAATGGGGTACCTAATTCTTTAGTTTGTGTATGAATTCTATTCATAAAAACGGTTACTTCTTTTGGAACCATTAATCCATTACTATCAAAAAAATAAATATATTGAAGAGTAATATTTATAAATAAACAAATCCAATGAGAACCATCAAGATGGTGAGGATCAGTATTTAAAACAATACCTATTTTTGTTAGTCCTTTTTTTTTATATTCTGTTATTTTAAAATTACATAATTCATCATAAACGCACTGATTTGGTTTAATTTTTTTATCAAAATCAATCGCAGATGGTCCAATTAATTTAAAATTTTTATATTTATATTCATATTGTTTTAAAACTTTTTCAATATCAAAATTTGTCAACCATGTATTTGGATTTGTTTTCCATTCTTTTGGTGATGGCGGTGCGAATGTAAAGTTTGTTAAATGTTTATCTAAATGATTAGACATAAATGGTTGAAATAACCAACATTTTTCATTAGAACATTTTTCTTTAAGATTCTCTGTTAAAAATTTCCAAATTACTAATACATCATTTGACGCAATTTTATTATTTGGATAGTAATTATTCCACGCTTTTTTCATTTTAATTATACTCTTTGGCTCATAACAAGAATAACTCAGTTTTTTAGTTGGACCACAATTTAATTTATATTGATTCTGTTGTTTTTTAGTTTGTTTAGGTTGTTTATTTTTTTTAGTTTGTTTAGTTTGTTTATACATATTTTTTTATTATTATATATGTTGAATATTAATTTTTTTTGATTCCTTTATTTTTTAACATTGGATCATTAATATTAATATCTTTTATTGTTTGCGATGTTTGTAGTGTTTGCGATGTTGTAACTAACTCTTTTGTTAAATCATTATATTCTCCTTTATGTAGTTCGTCATAATCCATTTGTTTAAAATAATATATTAACTGGGTTGCATAATTATTAAAAATAGATTGTAAATTTTGATTAATAACTTCTCCACGACTCATCTCTTTTGTAATTTGACATATTCGTTTTTTATAAAATTTAATATCATTTTCAAGTATTTCATTTGAATTATTAGTCTTAAGATGTATGCTTGGATTTAATAAATATTCTAAAGTTATTTTATTAATATAAGAATCTTTTTGTGCTTCTTGGCTTGTTTCTTGGCTTGTTTCTATAATATTCATAGTATTTATACTATATTACAATTTGTTATTTTTTAAAATTTGACGAGTATCTTCATTAAATACTATTGAGAAATTTGTGTTAGGTATGTTAGGTATGTTAGGTATGTTAGATATATTAGAAGGATTATATTGTTTCATGTTTTTATTATAATTATTATAAGTTTTAATAGTATTTGATTTATATAAATCACTACAACTATCAGGCACATATTTTGTATGTGGTGCATGTTGTAATGCATATACTTGATTCTTTAATATAGATTCTGTATCTATGTTATTAACATATTTACACCATTTGCCATTTATATTACAAGTATTGGCATTACTAGTAGTACTATTTAAGGTATAATTATTTTCATAATTTAATATTATTGCTTTACAAGATTCATGTGGGATAATATTCTGTAATGGCATTGTACATAATGTAGACTGAGGTCTAGGCGAAATTAATGCTTCTATATTTTCAAATTGCATTGTTCTTTCTAATATTCGTTTATTAATATAATTGCTATAATTGCCAGTATTACTTAAATAGTTTGAATTGTTTGTAATTTCCATATATATTTGTATAATAAAAAAAATATAAAAAGAAATTATGATATTATTATTAATACATGTCTAGTATTTTTGCCTTATTAAATTATAACCAAATCAAATTGTCAAATACTATTATAGAAGACCAAGCAAAAAAAAGTCATCAGCAAGAGTCAGAGTCAGATTCATCAAAAACATATATAAATAATAAAATCTTTTTGTTTTATTTATCCTTTAATAAATTAATAAATAGAAATGGATTAGATAAGAAGTCGGATCAACCTTTAAAATATAATAATAAAGTTTTAATTTGTAATGGAGAGATATATAATTACAAACAATTGTATAAATTAATGAATATTAAAGCAACAACAACTTGTGATAGTGAAGTAATAATTCATTTATATGAAAAATATGGCATGGACTATACTCTTAAATGTTTAGACGGCGTCTATGCTTTTATTTTAATTGATAATGATAGTAATAAAACTTTTATTGGAAGAGATAAATTTGGGGAACGGTCTTTATTTTATTTGACAAGCAAATCCATTTCAGAAAAATGCGATTCAATCTTAGGATTTGCGTCTACTATGAAACAATTATATTTTTTTACACAAAATAATGGAGATAATGGAGAGAAAAATCTTATAATTAGGCCACTTGACCCTGGCAGTTATATGGTATTAGAAAAAACAGAGAATGATAAATGGTTTATTGCTTCTCATACAAAATATGATAAGTTTAATTTAACAAGAATTAGTCAATATAGCGAAGAAATAAATATGAATACCATTACAAATAATATTCATGACATATTTTTTGAAGCAGTTTATAAACGTGTTAGTACAACCTCTAAACCAGTTGCTTGTTTATTATCAGGAGGGTTAGATAGCAGCATTGTGGCTTCATTAGTAAGTAAAATATATGGCAAATCAATACAAACCTACAGTATTGGATTAGAAGGGTCTGAAGACTTAAAATATGCGAGAGAGGTTGCCAAATATATTAAATCAAATCATACAGAAGTAATTGTTTCTGATGAAGATTTTTTTGCCTCCATACAAAAAGTGATTGAGACAATTGAAAGTTATGATACTACAACAATTCGCGCAAGTGTTGGTAATTTATTAATTGCTCAATATATTTCTGAAACATCGGATGCCAAAGTAATTTTTAATGGAGATGGAAGCAATGAATTAATGGGTGGTTACTTATATATGAATCATGCGCCAGATGCCTTAGAGTTTGACAAAGAATGTAAAAGATTATTAAATGATATTAGTAGATTTGATCTATTACGTTCTGATATGTGTATTTCAAGTAATGGCCTTGAGTCACGCTCCCCATTTTTAGATTTAGATTTTATAGCCTTTTATTTTTCAATTCCAGCAAACTATAGATATGAAACAAATAAAAAACAAGAAAAATATTTATTTAGAAAAGCATTTGACCGAGATTATTTACCAGATAGTGTTTTATGGCGTAAAAAAGAAGAATTTAGTGATGGGGTAAGCAGCAAAGAGAGGCCATGGTATAAAATAATTGAAGAGTTTGTAAGCAAACAAAAATCAATTAAATATGACAATACTATAGAATATACTCACAATACTCCAGAAACAATGGAGCAGTTATATTATAGAACAATTTATGATACTGTTTATAAAAATCAAAGTCATTTGATTCCGTATTTTTGGATGCCTAAATACGTGGATGCGGATGATTGTAGTGCTCGCTCTTTAAGTATTTATAACGATGAATCACTTCTTATAGGCGATGAAGATGATAATGAAGATAATTTATTTAATGAAGAAGAGTTAAGCGAGATTAATTTAAATGATTAATAATGATTGATAAAAAATTTCTCTAATTCTTTAAATATTTTTTCACCATTTGCAATGTGATTTGTTTTAACATTATGTGGAATAGATGGTGCATTTAAAAATCTAGAAATTATATTATGAAACTCATTATATGGTATATTACATCTAGTATTTTGACAAAATCGTGATGTAATAACAGTTATAGGTAATTCTATAATATAAGGCTGAACTTTTATATATGTGACATTATTACTTGTCATATGTGGATGATATAAGTCATCAATAAAACAAATTTTGGCGTGTGTTGGCGTTTTTGTAGTACTTAAAAAATCGCTTAATGTTTTGTTATGTGTTGTTCTTGTTTTTTCTATTTGAATACCATTTACTTTATATGCGCCAATATGATTATCAAATAATTTATAGTCTATTTTTTGCTCTATAAAGTTATATATTTGTTTTGCCCATTGTTTTGGTCCATTATTGTTTGTATAAATACAAACTTTATAAACCTCCTTATTTATTTTTTTTTCTTTTAAAAATCTCATTATTTCAAAAATATTTGGTCTAAAATATTCTGGATATAAGTTTAATAACAACATAACCTCATTTTGATTTAATTTTTTTTTTTTTAAAAACTCTAAGGCTTGACAAAACTGCGCAAATTGTTGAAAATATCCAATTGTTTCATCTAAATCAAATACTACTACACGTAAATCTTTATGTTTCATATTTACATATGGCAATAAAAATAAAATTTTTTCAATTATTTAAATTATTTAAATTATTTTATTATATCAATTTTATAAATTAATCTATAACTAATAATTGTTGTTAAAAAAGTAAATATAAAAAAAACTATATAAGTTGGTCTATTTGTATTTTCTAAATATTTTTTATGTATATAGTTTGCCATATTTTCATTAAATAATTTTAAAAAGGGCGTTATATTATCTGTTAAAATAATATCACAATTGGCATTAGTATGATGCAATTTATCTAATATACAACCATTAAAAATTATCCAATTTAAAACAATTACCAAAGGTATCCAGGCAATATATTTAATATAGTTTAATGGCAATAATATAAATGTTATTAATACAATTAATATCATTAAAGTATGTAGTATTTGGAATTGTTTTTTAGTTAACATAATATAAAATATATTAAATATATTAATATATTTTAAACTGCGTTTTTTAACTTAATTGTCTCAAAATAATATAATAATATTATATAAGTTATTGTTATTAAAAAAAGTAATACTTTAAACTCATAATTTGTCAGTTGTAATTTTTTATTATATATTTTAAAAATATCAATAATATATATATTGAATAGTCCAAATAATATAAAATATGCAAAAACATTTATATAAGCATAATTTGTTTTTCGTGAGTTTATAATATATGGCTTAACATAATATAATGCAATTAATAAAAATAAAATGTGCCAACCAATTGTATAATTAAAATAATAAGTAATTATTGTTTTGGTATCATTCTTACTAATAGTTTTTAAATAGTTTAAAATAAATGGTATTTTTTTTTGATTCTCAATCTTAATTATGTAGTTATTTATTATAAAGTTTTTTTTATAAATCAATGTTAATGTTGCATTTAAAAATATTGAAATAAATAAACCAAAACTAAAATATACTAATTTATCAGAATAATTTGTGTTATTACATTTTATATAAATAAGTGTTACAGTTAAAATAATAATTGCTTGAATACATAAGTTTTTAGAAAAATTAATTATTCTCATTAAAACTAATTTATCTACTTATTTGTTTTTTTGTTTTTTTTCTTTTTGTTTTTTTCCTTCTTTTATTTCCTCCCCACAAACTGTGTCCTGCAGCTTCTGCCTGAAGTAGCGCTGTCGTCGCTTGTGAACTTTTACGGATAAACCTGCGTTTAAACATTAATTTTTTTGCTTTGCCATCTTCTGTGTTCCATTTTATCTCCCAGCTTTGAAAATCTGCATTTACTGCTGGAGCTGCTTTCATTTCTAAGTTATTATAAACAAAGTAACCTGGCACACCTGGCACAGGCATTGTTATTGAAAGATTAGTAAATTTAAATTTAGTTATTAAATATTCAAGATTTTCACATAGTTTTATTAAAGTTATTTGCTGAGGCCTGAAGGATGTAAGATTTTGTACCGTAACTTTTTCGCCGTCATTTGTAGTAAGAGTTGTATCTGAATATTTATAACTACCAGAACCACTTTCGTGTTCAACGTAAAAGACATTGTGTGCCATTTATACATTATATAAATATTTTAAATAAATTTACTAAAAAACATTTTCCATGATATATAATTACTATTATAATTGTAATTATATATTAACCTCATTCTTTTGTAATCTAATCTAGGTCATCTTCTTCAGGCATTCCTCCAGGCATTCCACCAGATGGCATTCCACCAGATGGCATTAACTTCTTACAAACATTTTCAAGCTCGGTTTTTTTATTGGTGTATTCCTCTTTTGAAGCATATTTATTTGCTTCAAGCCATTTCATTGTTAAATTTAAACAATCATTTATTCTATCTTTGTCTTTTTGTTCTAATGATTCCGTATTTTTATCATCCTTAATTAAACTTTGTATTTGTAAACAATAACCTTCTAAGATATTTTTTGAGGCATTGGCTTCTTTAAACTCTTCATCTTCTTTCGCATATTTTTCAGCATCTTTAGTCATTCGTTCAATTTCTTCTTTTGAAATACGTGATTTATCATTTGTGATCACAACATTGCTGCTTTTTCCAGTTGATTTTTCAAGAGCACTAACATTTAAAATACCATTGGCATCAATATCAAAAGAAACTTCAATTTGTGGAACTCCTCTAGGCATTGGTGGAATATCGCTCAACATAAATTCACCTAGTTTATTATTATCTTTTGTTCTGGCGCGTTCGCCTTCAAATACTTGAATTGTTACTGCTGGTTGATTATCTGCATATGTTGAAAATACTTGCGATTTTGTAGTTGGAACAGTGCTGTTTCTTGGAATAATAACCGTCATAACTTCTCCAGATGTTTCTAATCCAAGCGATAATGGTGTAACATCTAATAATAATAAATCATTAATTTTTGAACTTTTTGTTCCTGATAATACAGCTGCTTGAACTGCCGCGCCATAAGCAACCGCCTCATCCGGATTAATTGATTTACAAGGCTCTTTTCCATTAAAAAAATCACTGAGTAATTGTTGAACTTTTGGAATTCTCGTAGAACCTCCTACTAACACAATTTCATGAATCTCACTTTTAGACATTTTTGCATCTTTAAGCACTTTTTCAACTGGTTCCATTGTTGATTTAAATAAATCCATACATAATTCTTCAAAACGAGCACGTGTAATTGATGAAAAAAAATCATGTCCTTGATATAATGAATCAATTTCAATACTTGTTTGAGTAGTAGAAGATAATGAACGCTTCGCTCTTTCACACGAGGTTCTTAGTCTCATCATTGCCCGCTTATTTTCACTAATATCTAGTTTTGTTTGTTTCTTAAACTCTTTTACAAAATAAGACACTAATCTATTATCAAAGTCTTCTCCGCCCAGATGCGTGTCTCCGGCGGTTGCCTTTACTTCAAAAATCCCAGCATCTAAGGTTAATAAAGATACATCAAATGTGCCACCACCTAAATCAAAAATTAAAATATTTTTCTCAGCATCACTCATTTTATCAAGTCCATATGCAATTGCAGCAGCTGTAGGCTCATTAATAATTCTAATTACATTTAACCCAGCAATCATTCCTGCGTCTTTGGTTGCCGACCGTTGCGCATCATTAAAATATGCGGGTACTGTAATCACCGCATCAGTTACCGTTTGCCCAAGGTATGATTCCGCGATCTCTTTCATTTTAACTAATACCATTGATGAGATTTCTTCTGGTAAAAACTGCTTAACTTCTCCCTTAAACTCAACCTCAATAACGGGTTTATCACCGTCCTTAGCAACAACATTAAATGGAAAATGCTTTATATCGGCCTGGGTTGATTGTTCGGAAAATCGCCGCCCAATTAAACGCTTCGCGTCAAATACGGTATTGTTTGGATTCATTGATGCTTGATTTTTTGCCGAATCTCCAACCATTCTCTCTTGATCACTGAATGCGACATAGGATGGAGTAGTTCTATTTCCTTGGTCGTTCGCAATAATTTCAATTCTATCATTTTGCCAAACGCCAACACACGAATATGTAGTTCCCAAATCAATACCAATCGCAATTCTAGGGGTTTGCTCCATCTTCATATAAAATATATTGTCTTCTATCTTTAATATATTTTATGGAATAAATTATAAAATTGAATTGATTTATTATTTTTATTAAATTAATAAAAATAAAATAGTATAGTAACTAATATGGATAATGAGATGGAAGATGACAACACTACTGTATATGACAACTTTTTATACATTATTGACACCGCAATTGAAAGTGGTAATGCTTCAATTCTACAACAAGCAATAAAAACGTATAAAGATATTCCAGAGGTTTATATCAATATGGCAAAAACAATTTATTTGCAGTTAATCACCGAACAAATAGAAGACATAAAATTAACATAATTATGCAAATTGTTTAGATGCGTCATTGTTACTGTCACTATCATTGTCTTTGTCTTTGTTATTTTCTAAATGTTTTTTACTACTAATTAATAAATAAACTCCATGATATCCTAATGTGAAAGTTGCTAATACGCCTAGTAATGGATAAATATAGGGGTGTGCCTTTTTTTTATAAATGGCAACATAAGCAATTAAAGGAACAATAATTAAAATATGTAAAATGTATATTAAAATATATTTCAAACTGGTATCTTTCTCACAAATCCAGTCTTCTTGTTTTTCGGGCATGTGAGCTTTTGGTTTTATATATCGTTGAATACTGTGACCGCTTTTTCTTAATGGCAATGTTCTACAATCAAAAAAATAGTCATACCAAGCCATTGCAACATACGAAATGACAAAAATTACAAATAATGTCGCATATAATGTATAAGGATTTTTAATATTTGGCGAATATAAAAAAATTATCATAATAATCAAGGCAAAAATTATACATTTGATATTAAAAGCAAATGGTTTTCCAGGAAATATTCCTCCAGACATATATAGTATTTGTCTTTATTTATTTTTATTTAATAATTTTAAAAATAAATTGCAATATTTAATTACTAAATACATTTGTCTGTGAAGTCTATGAACTAATAGATAGTCTTGATGTTTTTTATAAAACTTTTTTTCATTATAGGTTATTTCAGTTAAATAGTATACTTTTTTTTGAACTTTACTTTTATAGTCTGGATTTGTTAATTGTATTGCTTTGATTCTCTCTAACGCTTCTTTTTCTGTTTTAAAATAGAGGTGTTTTTTTGATTGATTATTTTCATTTTTACAAATTGCATATTTAACAAAATGTTTTATTTTAGGATAAATATTAGTATTCAACGTAGTTATTGGGTTATTAGTTGTCCATTCAATATTTGAAACTTTATTATCATTTAATATACCATTTTTATGCTTAACATACTGTAAATTATTTGGATTTTCAATAAATGCTTTGGCAACTAATTTATCTACTTTATAAAGTTTATATTCTGTATTTTCTGTATTTTCTGTATTTAATTTTAATTTAACTACATATTGCCCTTTTGTATTTACTTTAGGAGTTAATGATTTGTTTGTTTTATTGTTTTTAATTTGACCAATACAATTAATACAATAGTTTGGATTAATACTTATCGGTTTCCAATTACTTATCTTAGACATTTTATTCATTTTACTCATAATATTAATTTTTTATTATGTTATTTAGTTTTTTAATTTTATATATTTTCAATTATTTATTTAGAATTATTTTAAAATAAATAAATAATAATATTTTAAAATAATATATGAAAAAAATATACAGTACAGAAAATATAGTATATATATTATTATTCATATTAGTATTTATTTTAGGTATATTTTTAATAAAATATATGGTTTCAAAAAAGGAAGCATTTTTTATAACAGCATCAAATTATTTTACAGCAGGTCCTTTTACTACTATTGGAGGTGCTGTTATGAATAATGGTGCTCCTGGCGCATATTATGTGCATAATACCTATGGACCTCCTAATACTTTTGTAAATTGTTATAATCCGTTTGCAGTTAATCCAATGTCTGACAATACATTATCTTCAGCTAGAGGAAACCAACAGCATGCTAAATTACCTTCTTTAACACTAAACAAAAACGAGATTTCTATAAGTTTTATATATCATTCAGTTGGGTTAGCAATGTCCCATGGTGGAGGTATATACGTTTGTCTTTGTAGAATAGCCGTGCCTGATGCTACAAATGTTAGTTCTAATTCAAGAATGCCTGCAATTTTTGTACGTAGGACAAATGATTTTACTAAAAATCAATTACATATTAAGCTTCAAGGAGGATATATCTTAGACGGCGGGGTCAATACCGATTTTGACCCATGGTCGCCAAATAACAATAATGGGGAGCAGGATGTTAAAGTAGATTTGAATGAAACACATCTTATTACATATGTAATAAGAAATGAAACAAATCCTCCAGCTGGAATACCCCTCCAACAGAGAGTGGATGTATATATTGATAATGTTTTAAAAAACACTTCAAACGGGTTTTATACAAAATTTCTAGAGAACCCTACTCAGGCTAGAAAAGCATTTGGTTATGGACGAGATGTAGAACCAATGGCTTGTGGCGCAAATCAAAATATTTTGATGAGAGATTTAACAATATATAATGGAGCATTAACTCTTCCCGATATTCAACGTATATTTACTAATGTTACAGCAAAGTTTAATGCTGAAGGGGGTACCGGACGAGGTGAAAAAGGTGATAAAGGTGATAAAGGCGATACTGGTGCATCTGGTCCATCAGGTCCACCTGGTGCCAGCGGAGCAAGTGGAAGAGATGGTGCCAGTGGTGCTCAAGGTCTTCCGGGAGCCAGTGGTGCTCAAGGCCCTCAAGGTATTCAAGGTATTCAGGGTCCATCTGGTCTGGCAGGCGCTGCCGGTTTAAGAGGTGCTGATGGTGCGCCTGGTTTAAGAGGTGCTCCTGGTCCTGCTGGTGACAAAGGTGCTGCTGGTGCCCCTGGCTTAAATGGAGCAATGGGTCCTATGGGTCCAGCCGGTCCAGCCGGTCCAGCAGGTCCAGGCGGCGCTATGGGCCCATTGGGCCCAATGGGTCCTATGGGTCCTATGGGTCCCAGAGGTCCTGTTTCTAATAATAGTATTGCTTCAAACGCAGGAAGAATAAACGACGTTGAAGACGATTATTGTGAAGAATCATTATAATATATCAATATTTAAATTTAGAAATATATAATATTTTAAAATAGTATATATATAAATTAAAAATGTTTAAAGCACTCTTTGAAGCAATTTCTCAAGTTTTTAAAAGTGTTTTTCAAGTTATTTCTACAGTGTTTAACACTGTATTTACAATAATGAAATCAATAATAAATAAAGTAATATTTTTGATTAAAGTAGGATTTGCCTTACTATTTACATTTATAAAAGCAGTCTTTTATAAAGAAAATAAAATGGATCAAAATATACGAATTGGATAAAAAAAAATAATATATAAAATAATATATAAAATAATATAAAAATATAATATAAAAAAATAATATAATACAATAGTATAAGCATGCAAATTTTTGTTAAAACACTGACTGGAAAAACAATTACTCTTGAGGTTGAATCAGCTGACACAATTGATACCATAAAAGCAAAAATTCAAGATAAAGAAGGAATTCCGCCAGATCAACAACGATTAATTTTTGCTGGTAAACAATTAGAAGATGGGAGAACATTAAGTGATTATAATATTCAAAAAGAAAGCACGCTTCATCTTGTATTACGTTTACGAGGCGGATATTAATTATTATTTTTAAGGTTTTTAATATAGTTCAGATATTTGTAACATATATAATAATAATAGGATTATTATTATATATATATATGGCAACTAAAAAAGTAAGACAAGGACCAACAGCAAGCGCCACAGCATTTAATATAGGAACTAAAAAAAAAGGCAATGATGGAAATTATTGGATAGTAGTGGCAACAAAATCAAACGTACATAGATGGCAAAAAATTGCAAATAACAAGTCAAAAAAGTCAAAAGTATCAAATCCAAAAAAAAATCAGAGTGAAGAAGAGGAAGAAGTATGGGGAAAAAATAAAAAACTAGAAACATTTTGGCGAAATTTGGCCAAAGGAGAAACCATTGTAGTAATTAAAAAGAATAATGATTATAAGATAATTAAATTACAAAAAAAAAGAGTGGCAGAACATATAAGTGAGTTAAACAATGATCCAAATGTTGTTGCTTTATTATCTTCTTTTATGTCGCAAGATGCGTATGAAGTATATTTGTATCCAAAAGCACAAGATAGCTCTGTTGAATATGTTATAAAAAATTATAAGAAATTTTTTAAAGCATATGGTCAAAATCCAAAAGACCCTAATATGTGGCAATTATTTGAAAAAGTAATGTATCCTTATTAACTTACATTTTCACAAAAACTTATAATATAAATAAAAAATTGAAACAAAACTAATAAATAAATATATATACAATTAAATATGTCAGGATATATCTATTGCTTCTCAAATAAATCAATGCCTGGTATTCTTAAAGTTGGTATGACTGAGCGAAACCCAAAAATAAGATTAAATGAAGCAAATAGTTCTGATACTTGGAGACCTCCTACATCATATAAAATTGAATTTGCAAAAAAGGTGTTAAATCCTAAAGAAAAAGAAACCACGCTTCATACTCTACTTTCACAATATACAGAACGAATTAATCCTAAACGCGAGTTCTTTCGTGTTTCACCAGAAGAAGTAAAGACATTCTTTGACCTAATAGATGGAGATTTATGGGTTAAAGAGGAAGAAGAAGAAGAAGAAGAAGAAGAAGAAGAAGAAGAAGGTAACCAATCTATAATTTCAAATTTACCAGTTGTTAAAAGTCGTGATATGAGTAAATGTTTTACAAATGGACAACAAATTCGCCATACTATTGGCATTAATAAAACTTGGATTGGTATATATGATTCTTCAAAAAATGGAATTATTTGTGATACAAAATTTTATAAATCATTAAGCGGATTTGCTGAAATGCATTATAGTATAGATAGAACAGATAGAGTTAAATCAGCAAATGGATGGAAGGAATGTGAATGCGAAGTAGATGGAAAGTGGATTTCTACATTTAATCTATAATATTTGAAATTAATTTTCTTCTTTGTGTTTGTTTTTTTCTTTTTTTCTTTTTTGTTTTACTTTTTAAACGTCTTACAAATCTTGGTTTTTTTCCTCCAACAGGATTATTATCATCTTGAACAACCGGAACTCCAGAAACAATTAAAGATCCGATAACAGCTTGTTGTGCTGATTGCCGTTGAGAACGCTGCATTGCACCCTGTGCACGTACAAGATCGGCTAATTTACTGCGTTCAAGCGCCAACCTAAAGCGAAGCGTTGTTGTAATTGTCCTCTCACGCTGTAGTTTTTCTTTACACTCTTTTATTTGATCCTCTAATACTGACATTATATAATATATAATATATTATATATTATATATTATATATTATATAATATATTAAGGTAATACTTTAAAAAACTATGGGTCCATTAATATCAATAAGCTTTCCAGATGACAATTGTGGGATTTGAGTATATTTAGGTTTTAATAAAGTTCTCATAGTTATTAACAAGTCTTTCCAAGTTAAATTATTATTTTCATTTATAGTTTTTAAGAAGCACCAAGTCAATGCACCTTGAAACTTATTATCAATATAAGAATCCGCGCTTGTTTGCGAGTCAAAGCAACCGCTTATTAAAAAAACATTGCTTTTAGTTTCACTTATTTTTTCATTTGTTACTAAATCTTCGTTTCCAGATAAATAATTATATTTTAGATCCATAAGAGTGCCACTATGACAGCAATCAAAAATAACAAATAAAGTAACTCCTTCTGGTAAGTTCTCATCTATTATTCTTTTTAGTTCATCATCGCTAATAGATTGATTATCAATTGTTATTAACAATTCATCTTTTCCATCATTTTCATCATTATTTAAATCTGTTCTAAAATAACCATGTCCGCTATAAGTAAAAAAAAGTTTCTCTCCAGCTTTTGCATTAATTAATAAATCTTTGTATTTTTTTAAAATATTTTGTTTTGTAGGTTTAACAATTGTATTGTCAGTTAATAAACATAAATTATTACTACTAAAATTATACTTATTAACAAAATAACTTTGTAAATGATGCGCATCATTTATGCACCCATAAAGTTCGTTTGTTGTATTTAAATAATTTATACCAATAATTAATGCTTTTAATTCTATATTATTTAAAATTTTTTGTTCTGTTTCCATATGATATAACTCTAATTGCTGCTGTAATTGTTGTTGCTGTTGCTTTAAATATTCTTTAATTCTATTATTTTTATAATTAATTAAGTTCGTTTTATTAGTAGTATACATAGTTTTTAACTGAGTAATATAAAAAATTTTTGTGCGATTTGGCATTCGTTTATCTATAATTTTTTTATAATTATTACTATAAAATGCGTCTAAATTATCTAATTGTTGTTTAAACTGAGTTTCTATTAAGTCTAGTGAATTACTCATATTATTTATATATATAAATAAATAATATAATATTTTTTAAAACAGTTTAAAACAGTTTAAAACAGTTTAAAACAGTTTAAAACAGTTTAAAACAGTTTAAAACAGTTTAAAACAGTTTAAAACAGTTTTAAAACAGTTTAAAACAGTTTAAAGACCGTGTGGGAAACTTACAAGATTGGCACCAATACCAAAGCCAGCACCAGTTCTTGCACTTACAGCAAGTGCTGGTAAATATGTATCTAAAATAGAAAACGTCGCAGCGGCAACTAATGCAATTAAGGCAGCTTCATCAATTCTTATATTTTTTGTAGGTATAACATAAGCAGCTAAAGCAACAATTATACCTTCAAAAAAATATTTTAAGGCGCGTTTAAACAATTCATTTATATCTAAATATCCAATCAAAGACATATAATAATTGTTAAGAAAATAATAATAAAAAAATTAAATGAATTAAATGAATTAAATGAATTAAAATAAATACTTAAATATTAAATAAGAAGTAATAAATATTAGAATGAATACTACTAAAGAAGAAAATGTAAAATATGTTGATTTACTTGATGAAGATCAAGCATTGGCAGGACAAAAGTTCGTATGTTTATCTTTTCTCTCTCCAGAAAAAATATTAAAACAAAAAGAGCAATTTTATTTTGAACGGTTTATAAAACAATATGATTTATATAAATCACTTGAAAAATTTACTCAGTTTTTAAACTTTGTCGCTTATAAATATAAGATTTCATTTGAGAAGCTACAAAGTGATTTAGAAGACTTTGCTAAACAAGAACAAGATAATATTTTTAATATTTCTTTATATGCTGAATATAAAACATATATTGATCATAATGAAGAAAAATTAGAACTACTATTTAATCAAGAAAATAAGTTTCAAACATCAACAAGAGGGTTAAAGGTTCGTGGTTGCTTTCCATCGCAAGAAGAAGCTGAAATGCGTTGTAAAGTTCTTAGAGAATTAGATCCAAACCATGATATTTTAGTGGGTCCAGTTGGAATATGGGTTCCGTGGCATCCAGAGGCCTATAAAACAGGCAAAGTGGAATATTTAGAATCTGAATTAAATGAATTAATGAATGAAAAACAAAAAAATGAAAAAGCCGCAAAAACGGAATTTGATAAACGAATTAAAGAAGCGAGAAAACAAGCAATTGAAGAAAATATTAAAAAGGCAAAAGAAAGTGGTAATGTATTAACACAAACAATAAATAAGGATGGAGAGCTTGTAAATGTTAAAGATATAATAAGTAATGAAAATGGATTATTAAAACAAGGTGAGTTGGCCACTCCAGATGAGGTAAGAGATGTATTATTTAATACAGATAATGTAGTCACTGAAAAAACCGATTATGGATATAGTCAATTGACAAGTTTTCAAAAACCCTAAATTTTATTCTAAATTGGCGGCGTTAGACACAGATTCTAAAATAGGAAAATATGCGGCTGGTGTGGTAACATTATTTTCATTTTTAACAGTTGTAACAATTTCTTCTTCAAGAGTTCTTGTTTTGGGTTCAATTGGTACTGGATTATTTATTTGTATAGTTTTATCATATAAGTTTAAATCTTTTAAAATTGTTTTTGATGTAATAAATTCACTAGAAAAAACATATGATAACATAATAAAAAGGAATAACAAACTAAGGATTACTTTTAACATATTATATATATTAAATATTTATATTTTTAATAAAAATAAATAATAAATAATAAATAAAAAAATATATAAAATTGAATAATATAAATAAAGTATTCTATAAAATAATAGTATTTTATAGAATGTATAAAACATATTTAGGGCAAAAAGGCTATTCTATTTATAAAAATACATTGTCGCTTAAAGAATGTGTATTTATAAGAGATGAATTAATGGCAAAACCATATATTCCTAAATCGCCAGTAGAATCAGAAGCTTTTCCTATATATAAAGAATCGCCGCAAAAATTTTATGTTCCTCGCGTATTTGGAATTCTTCATTTTGGTAACCCGAATGAAATTAAAATTAATAATTATGAAAAAATTAATATAATATTTAATGGGTCTCTACGAGAAGATCAACAAATAGTTGTGAATAAGTATATTAACTCTATTAAAAATGGAGGATTTGGCGGTCTTCTAGATTTATATACTGGATTTGGTAAAACTGTTTTGGCTTTAAAAATTATTGCGCAATTAGGCGTTAAAACATTAATTATTGTTCATAAAGGATTTTTAGTGGATCAATGGATTGAAAGAATAAAACAATTTTTGCCAGACGCTAATGTTGGCCGTATTCAAGGACAAGTTATAGATATTGATAATAAAGATATTGTCATTGGAATGCTGCAATCTTTATCAATGAAAGAATATCATGAATCGCAATTTAATAGTTTTGGATTAACCGTTGTAGATGAGGTTCATCATATATCAGCAGAAGTGTTTGTAAGAGCATTACAGCGGGTTGTAACAATGTATACATTAGGATTAAGTGCTACAATGAATAGAAAAGATGGATTAACAAAAGTATTTAAATTGTTTATTGGAGATATTATTCATAAAGAAAAACGCGAAAATGATAATAGTGTATTAATTAAAGCGATTGAATTTAATATTAATGATGAAGAGTTTAATACAATTGAATACGACCATAGAGGAAATGCTAAATATAGTACTATGATTAGTAAATTATGTAATTTTAATATTAGGAGTGAGTTTATTTTAAAAATAATTAAAAATGAATTGGAAATTAATAACAATCAACAAATGATTATTTTAGGTCATAACAAAAGCTTACTAACATATTTATTTAAAGCAATAGAGCATCGTAATATTACAACCGTAGGTTATTATGTTGGAGGAATGAAAGAAAAAGATCTTAAAATAAGTGAAACTAAACAAGTATTAGTTGCAACATATTCAATGGCATCAGAAGGATTAGACATTAAGACTTTAACGACTCTTGTATTTGTAACACCAAAAACAGAAATAGAACAAGCAGTTGGTCGTATTTTAAGAGTAAAACACGCCAATCCTTTAGTTATAGATATAATAGACAAACATGATATATTTAAAAAACAATGGTTAAAAAGGCGACAATTTTATCATAAAAATGGTTATACAATTCAGTATAATAATAATTATAATAATGATATTAATAATTGGACTATATTAAGTAAAAAGTCAGAAAAAGAATTAGAAAATATAGACAATTTATTAGTCAATAAATGCTTAATAAATGCTTAATTGAAGAGAAATCCTTCATATTTTGTAGTAGTTAATATAGGAGGAACACTTGTGTCTTTATTATACATTTTATCTAATGGAGTTTCAAGTCCTATATATTGGTTCATTGGATCAAACCCAGGATATAAATTATCATTGAACGGTGGATTATTGCGCGTAGAATCAACCAATAAAGAAGTATTATTAGTCGTCTGTAAATCTAATCCAGAAATTAAAGGAGTACCACCTTCTTTTTCAAACGGAGATTTTCTATTAACAAAAACTGCTTCTCCTTGAATATTGTATTCTTTTTGTAAATATAGTTCAGGACATTTTTTTCCTTGTAATTCTTGATTTTTATAATATTTGCGATATTCCTCTAAATTATTAAATTTAATAATTGCCTTATTATATTTATTCATTAAATATATATATTTTCCTTTTTGAATTAATATATCAGGACAATCATTTTTATTTTTATTATATTGATTTATAAATAGATAAATAACTACAATAATAATAATAATTAAAAAACTATAAAAAATATCAATAAACATACTATATTATATTATATATTAATATATTTTATTAATATAATATATAGATGTTTCTTACAATTTATAGAAATCAAAATAAAAATGGTAAGGTTTCTTTAATTAATAGTGCGTTAATAGTAACTATGCCTGGATGTGGCTATTGTAAAGCATTAGAACCTATTTTACAAAAATTAAATGACGCATTAAAATTATATAATAATGATGGAACAACTAAAATATATAATATAGAAAATGAAGCATTTAAGCAGTTAGTAACCAATAGTAAAATTCACGATGCTGTATCTGGTTATCCAACAATTTTGATTGCTAAAAATAATAAGTTATCTAAGATATATAACGGACCTAGAACGGTTAATGCTTTACTTAAATTTTTTAAAGATAATTTAAATATAAAACAAATAAAAAAAGGAGGAACTAAAAGAAAACCTAAAAACAAATCTAAATATAATTACTCAAGAAAACATAAATAAAGTAATTATTTAGATAAAGTATTATGATGCTTATTTATAGTTTCAATCGCAATATTTATTGTTAAATCTGTATTATTTAAATTTACAACTACTCCATTTTCATCTAATAATCTGATTTTTAATTTTGATATTTTAACTGGGCCAAAATACAATTTAGTGTTAAATATTCTATCAGTATAATCTTCAAAACTTTTGTCATAATAATTACATCTATTTGGAATTAATGCCAATATATTTGACACACTATAAGTAAATGCTTCTGAACTATTATTTTTTAATTCAGCATTAAATCTAAAAAGCTTACTTTGATTTTTATTAAAGTCATCCACTTCTAATAAAAAATAACGAGTACCTATTGTATTCGCTGTAGATTCAGGATTAAATCCAATCTCTAAACTTAAGGTTTTAACATGATTATAGTAAGTTTCATTATTTATGGTTTTAAAAAAATTATAATTTAATTTTTTATAACCTAATATCCAACCCAAATTTAGAAATGCCGGTCTATTAGGAGTCATTTTATCACTAAAGTTTAAATTAAACCCCCAGTTATAACCTGCTGGTGGTAAGTTTCCACTGCTGTCATTTACTACAAACAATAGTTTGCCTGTATTATTTGTTTTAACTAGTTTAATAACTCTATAATAACGAATAGAAGCTATAATTGTTGGATTTGTTTCATTATTTTTAAAACAATCATTATTAATAATAGTTACTAGTTCTGTTACACTATAATTTCCATCTGATATAGTAAAGTCTTCTGTAAATATGGAGTTTTGGGAGATATCATTTGTTGTGCTATTATATTGAAAAAAGGTTACTGAAAACTTATTTGTTCGTAAATATTCAGAAATAGTATAATAACTATTAATTAACTCAATTGAGGCTAATTTTAATGAAACTACATTATGATATGGATCGTTTAATTCAATTATAAAGTCTGTACTACTTTTACTATTTGACTCCCTAAATTTACTATTTATTGATAAAATAGACGAGGTTGTTTCTCTTTCTAATGGATTTACTAATCCTTCGGTATATTTATTTAAATATCCTTTCACAAATAATTGTTTTTTTGCTGGTTCCTGGTTGCTGTTTTCATCATCAAGTATATTAGATTTAAAGTTTGTGTTATTTTCAAGTAATGTACTAATTATTTCTTCATTCTCTTTATAATAACTAATATTGGAATTGTTGAGATTTAAATTATTAGTTGTATCAAGAGCAAGCGAGTCCAAAGAGTCAATTTCCATTGAATTAGTGTTTTTTAGATTAGAATTAAAAATTTTAAATGCTGCTTTTGTATAAAACTTAATTAATTTATCTTTATTTTCCGGCAAATCATCATTTTCCTGAACACTAATTAATGATATTGTTTTTGATAAATAATCTTCTATTTTTATTATATCTATTTTACTATCTGTAATATTAAATAACTTATATAACTCATCAAGTGAATAATTATTTATATTTAAATCCATATATAATAATAATAATACAATTAATTTAAATATTTTATTGTTATATTGTTTTAATTTTATCATAATTAGTGTGTCCAGCAAAATTTATAAAATAATTATAATTTTATAAATAATTTTATAAGTAATATTATAAGTAATAATTGTATTATTATATATAGATTTAAATATTCTATTGATTTTATTGATTTTATTGATTTTATTGATTTTATTGATTTTATTGATTTTATTGATTTTATTGATTTTATTGATTTTATTGATTTTATTGATTTTATTTTATCATAATCAGTGTGTCCGGCAAAATGTATAAAATAATTATCATTAAAGTATTTATTTAGACTAATATTTTCAATATTATCTAATTTAGTTAAACCCCACAGAGCATTAAATTTATTATCTATAATTTTATATAAATTATGTTTTTGAAGTTCATAACCTATACAAGATTGTTCAAAAATAAATCCTCTAGGATGTGATCTACTTTGCAATATATATTTATTATATATAGTTAATAAAAAATCATTGTGTTTTTTTGGTTGCATTACAAGAATGCCTGAATTAAAAACCATATCAGTTTGAATATCAAATCCGCATAATTTATAATGATCGGTGGCACTTGTTTCCCACCCCATTTTTTGCTGTATTTTTAATCTTCTTTCTTTTGACGGTTGAGAAAATTCATCAATTATTCCAATGCAGTCATCATACTCTATATAATTATGAATTGGTGGAGAGTTAATATTAATTAAAATATCAGCATCTATAAATATAATAAAGTCATAATCATTTGACCATTCTTGATTACAAACTAATATTTTATTAAATGAAATCGCAGAACTATTAATATTGTTTTTATCTAAAAAATCTATAATAACTTTAAACTCATAACCATTTTTTACAGCATACTCTTTTTGACTTTTATAAAACAAGTTTTTATATTCGTCTAAATATTTTTCGCCAATTGCAATTGTTACTAATAGACACTTCATAATATATTATTATTCATAATATATTATAATTATAAACTAATTACAATCTAATTAAAAACTAATTATAAACTTTAAACAAGTTAAAAGATTTAATTAGAGTAAGCTAAACCACCCATACCAGACATAATACGAAGGACGTTATAGTTAGTGGCATACACGCGAACCTTGGCAGTATTGGTGCCACCAACAGTCGCATTAGAAAGCACAAGCTGAAGAGTGGCATTGTCAATTCGCGAGAAATTGCAAGTGCCAGATGGCTGGTGCTCCTCGGGGCGAAGAGCAAAAGAGTAGACATTAATGCCAGTGTCGGGAGTTCTAGTGTGGTGCTGGAAGGGTTGAACAAGGTCAAAGTAGGTGCCTTCACGCTCAGAGAACCGATCTTGACCGTTAAGCTGTAATTTGGCAGTGACAACTGGATTCTCGCCCCAGCAGTGCATGTCAAGAGAAGTCTCAGTTAAAACAAATGTGCCAGCATCAGATACCGATGACTGGAAGTCAGATGTAGTGGGATTTGCGGCAACTAATTGGGATTGAGTTGTTGAATTCACAAATCCAGAGTGATTGAAGTTGGGCGCCTGATAATCCCAACCAGGGAAGGTGACAGCATCAGTGGCACCGGGGTCCTGGAATAATCCAGCAGTGTTAATAAACGATTCAGCTCCACTGACAGCGCCAGGACCAGCAAAAGCGTGAATGCCATTGGGTAACACATCAATCGCATCAGTGTAGTTAAATGGCTGAGCACCAAGAACGCTGAATAGAGTAGTTCCAGTAATTAACGACGCACAATAATCAACATTTGCGTCAGGCTGAACAACCCAAATAAGTTCTTTGCATGGGTGATTAAAATTTAATTTAATCTTGTTAGACGAAGAGCCAACCGACTCATCGCCAGTAAATTGAAGCTGCTCAATAAGATACTCATGGGCGCTTTGAGCCATACGACGGCGCTCCTCTGTATCTAAGAATACATAATCAACATATAACGACGCGGCAACAAGCGACATCTGATATGCTGTAGAAACCTTTAATGAACTGGTGGCTGAAGTGTTGCTTAACGATGTAACGGCCCATAAGCACTCATCAATTGGGCGAAGATCAAGATTAATCTTAATTTCGTGATACTGAAGAGCAATTAAAGGAAGCGCAAGACCGGGATTGCGGCAATACCAGAACTGTAAAGGCACATAAAGGGTGGTCTCTGGAAGAGCATTGCGGGGAGCGCAGACCTGAGTAGGTGCGCTGGTGGCGCAAGGGCCATCAACCGCTGCAAAAGATGGATCAGTGATAAAGGTTAACTGAGTAGTGTTGCCAACCATCTTGTAATAACCACGCTGCTGCTCGCTAGTAAGAGTTAGCTGATTCCATATGTGCATCCAATCACCATACTGACGGTCAATGCGCTGACCACCAATTTCAACCTCAACAATAGAGATAATTTGCTCACCGGGGAAGTCTAACCAGCGAGCAAACACGCCAGTCTCGCCACGGTGCTGATCGCCAGGGCCAGCCGCTGTTGCGCCGCGAGCAGCTGTGGGGTTCATTTGCTGATTAATTTCTGGTAGAGTAATTTGTAAATATGTGCGATATGCCAAATCACCATTGCGAGAAATAGTGCATGTTACACGGCGGCCAAAGTCAGCCTGTCCGTTAAATGTTTGTTCAATTGATTCCATTGCAAAGTTAGTATAACGACGGTATGTTACCTTCCAAAAGGTAATCTGTGGATTGCCGGTAAGATAAACATCTTGTGCGCCATAAGCGACGAGTTGCATTAAGCCTCCTCCCATATTTATAATATAACAAAAGAAAAAAAATTAAAAATTAAAAATTAAATTAAACTAATTATTAAATTATTAGTTTAATTTCTTATTAAAGTTATTATTAAATATAAATTGTATCCTTAATATCCTAAATAAATACAAATAGTATGCGTAATATACTATATATTAACAATTAAGTATTTTCCTTAATATATATATGTATTATTTAATTAAATATATATAAATAATAGTATTTATATAAATGAATAATTTTAAACCTAAAAATCTAAAAACAATTATTATTGAAAAACCTAAAGAATCCTTAGATTATAAACATGAAAAGTTTTTAGATGAATTTATACAAATTTCCAATGAAATTATTCCTAAATTAGAAGAAGATAGAAAAAACTTATTATTAGAATATAATATTATTACTAAAACATTTGATGAAAAGTTAGAAATTAAATATGCAATAAAAACAATTGATGATAAAATTAATACTCTTAAAAAAAAAAAAAAAAAAAAAAAAAAAAAAAAAAAAACAAAAAAAAAAAAAAAAAAAAAAAAAAAAAAAAAAAAAAAAAAAAAAAAAAAAAAAAAAAAATTTTTAAAAAAA